ATACACATTTGAAAATTCAAAAGCGTCTTGCACAGCGGGCATTTCCTCGGGTAAAGTTTTTCGTCCGCCAGCCCCTCTGCCGCGTCCAGAATACTTAGGAGCATTATCAATAGCGCCTTGCGCTGCGGAGTCTTCTAACACGTTCATATAGCCATTTAAAACAGCTTCTTTCAATAACGCTTCATTGTTTTTGTCAAACAACGTAGGGTCTTGTATACCTAAGCCTCCTTCTATAATAAAATCGTCAGATGCCAAGGATAATAACGTATCTCTGCCGCCTGAAGATATTAATGTATTTAGCTTTTGGCGAATCATGTTACGCCTAGCTCCTGTTAAGCTTTTACCTGAATTATAAACCCCTTCATTCATTTGAAGAATCTTATCTGCTGCCGGAAAGTCTTTTAAGAACGGCTTTTGTATTTCAGAATATTTTTTGTAATTTTCAGAATCGTTGTCCCAAAAGTTTATATTACCAAAGTTGTCAATAGCAAGTTCACCTTCGTCAGTGTATATTTTAGAAGCTTCAACAAATGCCCCGGTTGAGTTACCATTTGAAAGCATGCTGTTGTCAAAATCGTTTAAATAACTTTGCTTGTCTTTTTTAAATTGGTCTAAAGAACTAGCTAATGTAGTAAAACTCATTTGTACGCCGTTCATTTCATCTCTTAACCGCATGTAAGCAGGATCATCAGGGTCTATTTTGCCAATTTGGCTTGCTGCATTTGCATAAACATTTTTTTGTTTGGCTAAATAATTTGTAACTGCTCTTTGCTGCGATGAGGTCAAACTTGATATATCAACGTTTGAGTTTAAGCTCTCTATATACCCCGCTGTTCTAGCATTAGCTTGCGCTTTTTTAGCTTTACTTAAAGCCTGCTGTTTAGCGGCTTGGGCCATAGAAGTACTAAGGCCTTTCTGGAAATGTTCAATCCAGTTTTGTCTTTTGCTCTGCCCTACTAATCCAGCGCCTGCTACTAATGTTCTGTCTACTGCCATAATTTAATTTTTAACCGTTGCCCATTATATTTTGAGCAAATGTGCCTCCAGATCCACCCATTGAAGGCATTCCGCCAAGTGCACCAGCAACTCCTCCAACAACGCCTCCAATGCCACCTACTAAAGAGTTTGTAGCGTCTTGCCTGGCTTTATTTGCTGCAGCTAATCTTTGCTGAGACATACCTAATAACGTTGAAACTTTGTCTCTTTCAGCATCTCTCGATATTAGCTCACCTTTTCTTTCATATAATTGAATATTTGAAGCTTGTTGCCTTTCAGCCATTTGATTAGCTTGCTCTTGTTTTCCAATATCTGCGGAAGCTCTTCTCATGTTCTGAGATTGCTGCCCCGCTAAAGATTGTGCTAATGCTGCAATACCTGATCCACCAGCCGCTCCTTGAAGATTACCCATTATATTAGCTAGTCCTTGCTGTTCTTGTTCAGCTTGGAATTGGGCAGCTTGCTGATTTACAGTAAGATCTTCCATGGTATTTTGCATGTTAGCATACACATTAGAAGTGTCCAATCTTTCAAACTCTGCTTTGCGTTTTTTCATTTCTGCCTGCGCTTTGCGTTGTTCTTTTCTGCGTTTTCTAGAACCGATTATACCGCTAGCTATCCCGGTTAATCCGCCTACTATTTGTCCTACCATTTATATTAAGTTTTATATATTATTATTACACATTATTTACTGCTTTCAAATATTTCACTACCTACAGAAAACAATTCAGCATAAGCTGTTGTGTTATTTCTAAACTGAGCTTCGGCATAATATCCCTTTAATTGTCCTACTTTACCTATAGGATCTTTTACATAAAATATGAAGTCGGCAACGGTTGGCACGGCTGCGCCTACAGCTATATCAATTATTATTGTCCATTGAGGTGGGCCTGGTGTTATAGATGTTATTGGACCAAGACTTATTTCTTGCCCCGCACCACCTATATCTAAAAACCAAGCCTGATCGCCTGTTTGTATACTTTCTGGTAATGGATTGTCGAATGTTAATGTTAAATCTGGCATATTTTTATTTTAAGTGCAATTTACATCAGGGCAGCATAGTCTTAAAGCGTCCCATGCTGTTCCAGAAGGGCCTGTTATTCTTATTGTTGCATTTGGGTTACTAGTATAATCGGCCGCTGTATATTGCCACCAAACAACCTGTTGATAAGTTTTTCCACCTACAGTCATACTCGGTATAGTAAACCCTGTGTCTAAGTTAAACTCTGTGGTTTTATTTGGAATTGTTCCTTTGTTAGTGCCTATAAATTGATCTGCGTTTAGCTGCAATGAAGTTGGTATTAGGTTGCTGGGGCTAGTTCCAAAGATATTGTCAAACGGTCCAAAGTTTCCGGAGGCACTCATGCTGGACGTCGCTTTTTTGTTGCCCGAAGCTCCTCCGTGTAGTATTTCAAACTTATCGGGTAAACCCTGCCCATTAACTAAAAATGCTACAACACCCCCTGTTGGGTCTAAGTCTAAAGAATAGTCCGTTATACCTTCCCCTCCACTAACACCAACTGATCCGCAGGCTGAATTTGGCGTAAAATCTATTACTTCATCTAAGTTTAAAGTAAAAGTTTTATCTTCATACCCAAAAGCGTAAACATTAAGCGCTGCGTTTAATTTTACAGTTGTAGAGTCAACTTCAGTTATACTTATATTTGAAAGATTTACTACATTGCCTCCATTTCTAACAATTGATAATATAAAGTCTTCATTTACAGATATATTAGGCGTAACGCTTATATTTGTGCTAGAGTTTACAGAGGTAACAGTGTATTCAAACGGGGAATATAATTCGGCATTTAATGCTGTTTTTGTTCCGGTGGCTGTTTGAGAAAAGCCTGAAACAATAGTATTATTAAAAACATCTCCTGGCAATATGCCTAAAGTTGAGTCAACATTAATATTATTTACATTAGATTGATCTGAAGCGACTATAGGGTTTGCTACTTGATTATTGTCCAAAACTACTTGGCCGTAATCTATAGATAAAGATTGAGCGCTTATAGTGCCTGAAGGTACGGTTAAAGTCCATTCTATTGACTTGGTTAACGGAGAAAGCGTTTTGGTATACGCAGCTCCCTCAACTTCTATTTCAGAATAGCCTGTTATTCCATATGAAGAAGTTGCTGTAAGCTTAATTCTAGGTATCATAGTGCTTTGTACAACAGTTATAGATGTAGGCTGCGAAAAATTTGGTTCTAAATCGCCTGATATAGTTAAAGTATAAGTATCTGATAGATAAGTTTGCCCCCAAATGTTAGGGAATTCTATTTCAACTTCGTATACGCCATTAGCGGGTATTGTTACGTTGTTAGCCGGTGTAAAATTACTACCGTTGGCGGCTACAACATTTAAACTAAATGTAGCCCCCTCTTGGCCATGTACATAATATATTAAAGTACCCCCCGATCCAGAAACAGCATAATGCTTAAATTGATAGTTTGTTACATATTGTGGCTTAACGAATATTTCTGCAGCTGAAACTTGAAAAATAGCCAACTTATCATCAGCTACACTTTGATTAGGATATGTGTAATAAGCCGAATAAGTTATACTTGTTAAGTTTCCATCTACATCATAAGTTGGAGCTTGTTCTATATTATAATCGTTTTGATTACCAACGACAACTTGCATGCCTGTTGAGGTTAGTTTGTAACCGGAATCAGCTGTGTATGTTTTAGTAAGCATTAATTCAGTCTCTCCAAAAGCTCCTGAATCTGAATAAGATCCAGAAGTATCTCCTGTAACATTTGATCCAACGTTGGCAATAAATGTTCCCGCTATGGTTATTTCAGCAATATCAGCTGATCCAATAACACATAAAGGTATTGTAACATTAGCGGATGGCATAGTTACAGTAGGTAAAAAAGTGATTGTACAAAGAACATTTTCTCCATCTTGTGTAAAAGCTATGCCTTGAACATAATCAGGCAGCGGTGAGGTTGTGCTAAAGTCAGATGCTGTTGCAGTATACCCAGACAATGGGGATATTGTTATTGTAGCGTTCGTAACTTGATTGTTTATCACAGTACCCTCTTGTATATTAAACACAGCGTTTGAGAAACTATAGTTATTTATTTCAGGCATATTATTATATTAAGGTGTTGGTGTGACGGAATTGTATTGTACTATTTCAGAAATTTTTCCATCTACTAATTTTATAAATTTGTATTCGTTTGGAATCGGCGTTGAATCATTAGGGTCTAATGCTAAATTTGGATCAACAGTAGAAGAGCCTATCCACAAGTACAATGCATCTCCTTCAATATGAACGCAAGGGTTTAATACGGAAGCATTAAGATTCCATATTTTAGTACCTACATTAATACCGTCAGCGATATTATATCTATTTTCAGCGTTGATATTACCTAAAGGCCCCGCATTTGGATAATTAATAAAGTTTTGTTCTATAAAGTATCTTGCTTGTCCCAAATCAGTAAAGCCACTCCAATTAAGCCCTCCAAGTTCTAAACTATCGTCCCAATCTCTAAACCAATAAAAGTAAATTGGCGTATCTGGCAGGCAATCTTGTTCGCAGGCTGCCAATGTGTTATATTGTGTAACGGAATCTATAATACCGTCATTACCCCATATTACTATAGAATATGTAGCTGGAACAGGCGTTGGGTTATTTGGATCAACAGAAGAGTTATTAGGAATAGCGCCAGCAGGACTTTTTATATATAAATAAGTGCCCGATTCAGTTAGAGGCTGTAAAGTATTCCTATTATACATTTGTGTACCTGGATTTATTCCGTCTGCAAAAACATACATAAAATCTTCATTAGCAATATTTATTGCTGAATAAGTAACTGAAACACCGCTAGGAAGTGTGTAAAAATCATCTATAACACACTTTGCGTCTTGCGCTGTTGTTTCATTTACTATATTGCCGTCTAGGCTTCCTTTGTAAGACCAATGATACCAACCAGTAAATAGGGTGTCAGGTGTTACACCTCCACTGCCGCTGCAATCTTCATCTATAGTTATTGTTAATATGTATTCTTGAGGAGGACATTCAACTATAACCGGTGGTCCAATCCCATCCCCTATTATTTCACAATCATTAAATATTTCTAAAGCTTTTATGTAATTAAACTTTTTACCTTCTTTCTTCTGAAACTCTTTAATTTCTCCTCCTTCTAAATCGGTTTTAACGTAATTTACATACCATCCTGGTTGCTTTTGTTGAACTTGATTATATGTTAAAGGGTTTATTATATCGGCGGAAATTTCCGGAGAGGCATTGACCTCTGCTATAGAATACCATCTTGACCCAGATAAATATTCTAATAACCTAGATTGGGTTCCGGTGTAATTTAATGTGCTAAATCCTTTTACAGATTGAGGCATTTCATTTATTATAACATTAAACGAGCTATCATATTGCACGCCGTAAAAGTTATTAGCTAAAACGTTTAATCCGTGTTCCCAGATCAAGCCGTTTTTAAATGTATAATATCTGTTATTTAAGCTAACTCCGCTTTCTTGAATAAAGCTTTTTCTTGATGTCCACCCATCAACTTCTTCTTTAAAAGATATTGTAGTATATAAGCATTTTAAATTAGCATCTATATTACAATCAGGGTTTAATTGATAGTCTTTGTCTTCGCTTAATGTATTTTGCCATTCTTGGCTTAAATTGTCTAAAGTAATATTATACAATCCTTTTTCTGAATCATAACTACCTATGATGTTATTTGACACCCTAAGATTATTTTCAAAAAAGTCACTCATACCTTTGGAAGATATTTCAGTAATACCATCTCTAGATAATCTAATTACAGCTCCTCTATTTTTATCTGAAAAATAAACTCTAAACCCATATGCCGCAAAAGATTCTGGGTTTTTAGATATTCCAAATTCCCCAGCATATGGTACAGCTTGGCCTAAAACAGCGTTGTTGCCGGTTAAGTTAACATTGCCGTCTGCATTGTACAAAGCATCTTTATTAGCTAATACTCTAAAACATTTATCTTCGCATAACGTAATAAGATCTGTATCTCTAGCGTGAAGCTTTTGTATAGTACCGTGAATAGGATTTAAATCTTTAGTAATTGGCTCTGCTTGTATAAATTGATTAAGTCTATTTATACCTGACGTTGAATTATATATTTGTGAAAATATAAAACCACTACCTCTTCTCTCCTCAGCGTAAGGCTCATCTAAAACAGTAGAAACTTTAGGCCCTTTATCTATGTAAACAGCATTATAATCATCCCTAACTCTATTTGATTCAACTCCCGTCCCGTAAGAATAACAATTAAACCAGCTAAGTATTTGGTTAGCGTTATTATATTGTGATATAGGTAAAGCATCACTAGCTTCATAATAAAGGTCTAAATCAACGCTTTCTTTTGGTTCTGTTTCAAATATAGCTGGGTTACTAGATGTTAATAATTTGTTACCGTCAGTGCTAACATTTTCGACCACTTGTATAGAAGGAAGCACGGCGCCTAATTTACCCCAATCGCCCCAGTCAGGCATCCATTCCTCAGTAATAGGCTTATCTAATTCAACAAGAATGCCTAATTTTCCGTTATCTCGACTTGGCTCGTCGTAACACCCCCCAAAAAAGTCTTGTCCTCTTTCACCTCTAAATGTTAATCTTGACGTCGTCTCTAGTATTTGGTAAACATCTGAAAGAGTTCCGTTCTTTGCCTTAAACCTTATCTTAGCTCCTGCGGAAATTAAACCGGATGGTGTTCTAACTTCATTATATCCAAACGTTCCTCCGGACATAAAATCTACATTTTCATATTTTTTAAGCCCTGCATATATAAAACCAAATGTAGTTCTACCTCTAGTGGGTGGAGCATATCCTCCGTACCAAGTCTTTTCGTAGTTCATGTTAATTCCATAAGGACCCCAGTCCGGACCTTCCCAACCTGTTAATGACCAATATCCTGGGTCACTGCCCTCATTACAATTACCCCCTCCATTCCAAGAGTTGTCTGCATAATAATACCCATATCCATGCGGGTTAATGGCCGCTCCAGACCAGCATATAGTTGCTAGAAAATCAATTTCATCTTTAATAGCGTATCTAGGGGCTAAAGCTTTAAAAGATGTAATAATATTTGTATCAAAAGCAAAATCTCTATTTATTTTTGCAAAAAATCGCCCGTCAAACTCAGGTAAATCTTTTCTCTCTTCTGTGTATATTTTTATAACAATATTAGTCCCAATTCCGACAGCTGCTACCTCAGCGCCTAAAGGTTGAGTTAATTGGACAGTATATTCTACTCCATTAGTTCCAGAGTTGCTAACATCAACTACGTTATAAAACTCAGAATCATTGCCGCCAATTGATATTTTTATTTTATTTCCACCGTTAAAGCCCCCAAAAAAAGCTGGGTTATTATCATTAGAGGGCCCTGTAAAGTTAAGGGTAATCCGGCCAGGTTCCACTTCATTTGTTGTAGTAACGTCAGCAGATGCAACAAACTCATCAAATTGAGAAACAAATAAAGGAGCTTCTGGTTGAATAGATAGTATCTTATATCTATTTAATGTTTCAACAGGCACATTATTGTCGTGCTGTTTTTTTAATATTAAATAAGTTTCTTCGTCAATTTTGTTTCTTTCTGAAGAAGGAAAAGAAAGCCAAACATTTCCGTCTTCAGCAGGGTAAAATTTGTCTAAAGCAAGATTATAATATTCGTTGGCTGTTTCTTTTACAAAAAACTTATAATTAGTAGCCCAAGCGGGAGGTATATTGTTAGGGGTAACTTGTAGTTTTGATATAGAAACAGATTTGTCTATTTCTACCTTTAAACTAGCGTCTTGGCTCGTAAAAACCGGGGTTTCTCTACCATAAGCATCCTTATATACAACACCTATTTGATATGTTCTTATAGATTTTAAAGACGGACGCGGGAGCCTAGTGTATGGATTTGGATCGGGATTTGTAGCGTTCCCAGGGTGGGTTTCACTAAACAAAGACAAAGACAAATCAACATCCGTAGACACTTGGTTTGTTGATAAATTAATCACCCCGGAGGTGCTGTAGTTTTGCAAATAATTAGCATATACTATTCTATTGCCAATTATCTCTTGAGATTTAGCTTTACGGGGTACATTATCCCATGGCCTAAGTATCTGGTTTGCTTCTACAACGGCTCCTATTAATTCGTTTTTAATTTCAAAACTTACAGGCAGGGAGGCGTAATCTTGTTTTTTTAGGGTATCTACTACGTATATAGCGGTACTGCGAGCTTCTTTGTATAAGATATCAAGTTCGGAAACCTCTTCACTTCCCCAAGTAAGATCTTCTATAAATAATTTTCTTATATTATTTACCATGCCTAGATTGTACCCGTCAGCGGCTAAATACTCAAACTCCCCTCCCTTAAAAGCAACTTCCGAAAAAGGAGAATATACAGAATATTCATTATCTATATATTTCCATCTATAAGCAAATCTAGGGAAATTATATTCAAACAGCGCGTCTTTTTCTTGAAGCAGACATTCCCAAACAATAGGAGTACTTGTCCCGTCTCCGCTTATAGTTTTTCCTATATTCGAAGAAATAGCCTGTATTCTACCTGTAATTGACAAGCCAGACATCGATACTATTGACATCTGTATAGAATATTTTGTATTTTCACCAAATATATTATCAAACTCCCCGGTCATTATAATTAACCTCCCGGGTTCCCAAGCGGGGGATGGAGTGTTTACCTGGAAAGTAACTTCTCCAGTCCAGCCATAAGTTGCATCGTAGTTAGGGTTATTTGTAGGGTTATTAAAACTACTATTCATATAAGCCCCACTCTCTCTGTTTTCTAAATATTCACCATAAGTAGGATATGATATAAATGTATTAGGCGCGGTTGTTGGGTTTGGAATAAAAGTAAAGTTTTCTAAGCCCTCGTGGTTAAAAGTAGTTGTAACCGGAGTTAAGCCTGTCCCCGGAATATTATCACCATATTCACTAACAGAGGCATTTATTGTTGGCGCAGTTAAAGGCGAAAGCTTTATTGTAGTAACATCAGCTTCAACAAAATCCGGCTGCCCTGTTAATGCCGCTTGGTATACATTTGTATCTGGCAACCATTTAGGTATTTTAGTATGTGTTGTAAAATCAACAGAACCTGTTTTAAACTTTTCAATATTAATCTTTTTTGGTTCAGTCTGGTCGTCTGTCCAAAATAAAAATTTATCAAGTATATTAATACCTGTAATTAAATAGTCTTGTGAAAATTTGAGTATACCAGCTGTATCTACTAATACTGGCTTTACTAGATCTGTAGTTTGATCATACTCTGCTATAGCGCTTACGCCATAAGGAAAGCTACCTGTTTTTGCAGGTGCTGCAATAAACCAATATATGCGTTCAGTTTCGTCGTGACGTATTGACCCTATTACAACAGGATCTTGAAGCGCGTCTATATAATCTGCGCTCCAATTCTCGCTACATCCCTCGCAGCCTCTTTGCTCTCGATTGCCTTTTACATTTTGTAAAGTACCTACATTAGCACCTTCCGAGTTAGCTAAATCTAAGTTTAGCGCATCACGATATTCACCGTTTGGTATTAATCGCTCATCAAGGTCCTTATTCATTCTCCCATTGGTGAAGCTATGGACAAATTCTGGCATATGTTAGTGTTTTATTTGCTTAGATTTGTTACGCATTATTTGCGTAATCTCTTCTATTTTAATATTGGACAATCTTAATTTAGAATTACGCTTAGCAGCTGATAATTCTTTTTTAAATCGCATTACAAGATATTCAGGTGTATTAGCTCTAGTTGATAAAATAGCATGCGCTATATACTTATACAAAGCCTCCTCTGCAAACTTGTGGATAGTCATATCTTCGTCTTTTACACTAAGACCGTCAGATATATATTTTAATGTAACTATTCTGTTTGCCATGCTGGAATCAAAATAAATTACATTTTGTATAGGATCAATATAAAATACACCGTTAGCTTGAGCGTGTGACGGCGTTAAGCCATATCTTCTGCCAAAATGGTTTTCTTCAATAATATCACCATTATTTATATTAGTCGCTCTATCACCTTGTGTTGTAGAACTTTGAAACCTTGTTTTAGTTTCAGAATCTTGAGCGGTTATGATTTCTTCATTTTGCTCATCGAATAAGTATTCGTAATTGCTATCCTGTAAAATTGGCAATGGATTGCTTGTTTTAATTGCAGGATATATAATTCTTTCAATACCGCTAGAATCAACCCAAGTTAATTTTACATAATTAACATAATCTTTAGGTAAAACAAAACTAAGACTTGGCCCTATTTCAATTTCTTGGGATAACATGCTAGGCAATATATCAAAGCTAAATTCTTGAATACCGCGCTGTGCATGAAATGCTACATCTGTTCTTTTAATTTTAGAAATAATTTTATCTTCTCCAACATATGAGATTATAAAATTATTAATTACATCTTTTATAGTTACGAACTGATAGCTACCATAATTTTCATCCCAACTGTTCCATACGCCATCGGGGCCTAAATAATATTGTTCGTCTGTTTGGGTTATTAAACTCATAAATTATGATTTTTCTTGTTGTATCTGTTCTAGCTCTTCTTTATCAAAAACCTGGTATAACCCTAAATCTTTAATTAAAATACCGGATAACTCTAATATTTTAATAACCAACTCAACCTCTTCCGATGGATGCAATTCAAAATTAACTGAATTTGACGCATCATATAGCGGCTCTTCAAAAACAATTTGATATGCCCACTGAACCCTAGCTGGTCTTCTAATATAATTTAACCTTACATTGGCATCTAGTTCGCTGTTGCCATATACATTGATGCCGCTTGTATTCTGTGTATACACAGGACGCGTATTAATAGGTCTAGTTAGTGGAGATGAGTTAATGTATAGAATTTCATTTCTATTCACTCTTTCGGCTTCTATTGGCTCCGTTGTAGTTACGCCAAAACCGTTAGTAGTTGTGTTATCGTAAATGACAGTACCTGCTCTATATATGTCAGCAGGCAATTCAAAAAAAGTATTTGTTGCGTCTCTTGATAGCAGTGCGGTGGTTTCAAACTCGCTTATTTTTTCATTAAGAATATTAAGCATGTCTGAGTATTCTGTATCATTACCATGAAGTCTACCAAATTGATTTATGTCATAAAAATATTGTTCAAATAAATCATCCTGTGCTTGATTGGCGAATAAATTAAATTCTTGAGCGGTTACATAACCTCTTTGCTCTTTATTAAGTATACCTAAAACTCTTTGGTAAACAGAATCTATATTAACCATATGTTTTTTTATTTATAGTAATTAAGCCACCCATAAGGTGGCCTAACCACTATGGATAACTATTTAAGTTTCTTTATAAGTGCTTTATAAACTTCCATTCCTTCATCAGTCTTAAAGAATGCAGCTAAAGCTGAATATGGGTGCTCATCAAAAGGAACAGTCATTAACTTTCTATTTGATTCACCATATGTAAATGTTCTTTGATCTTGTGATAATCTAAGAATTCCTTGTTCTACAGCTCTTGCCCCTACATTGCGTAGTTGAACATTTTCGTCTGTAGCAAGTTCAATAAATAACCCTGGGTTACGTTTAGCAAAAATTAAAAGATCACGCTTGAGTTCACTTGAAGACAGTTCTGTAACTTTACTTCCAAACTCTGTTCTTAATACGCCTTCTGCTTCTGTTATGTCCATTTCACGTGCCAAAGATATTGCCTTAAATTCTAACTCAATCCAGTCTAATTCATTTGTAGAAACCTTTACTGGATCAAACTCTGTGTAGACTTTATCTTTATAAGGATGATACAAAGACAATAATTTTTGCAAGTTAACGTCTTCTTTTTTTACAGTTAATGTGCCGTCTCTAAACATAATTCTTCCCAGCGTTGAGGGCCCTTTTTGTTTATCAACAAACGGTGTTGGCTGATTAGTAGCGTATCTTAATTCTCTTTGATAGCCAAGTTCTTTATCAAAATATAACAATGGTTTTCTTTGAGTATGCCTTGAATTCATTGCATACACAAGTGGTGTTTTACGCCCCTTTAGAACATAAGTCCTATCTTTGTATTCCCATTGTGGTTTTGTTGGTGCCGCTTTTTTTACCGCAACCTCTTGAGGTGCAACCTCAACAGTTTCTTCTGCTTTAGCTTTTTTAGCCATAATATAATAAAATTAAATAATTAATAAAGGTAAGAGCTACCCCTGAAAATACATCAGGGGTAAACCTTACTTATGTAAATTTACGGTGTTACCGCAGGATTTGTTTTTAACAATACGAAATTGTTAGCAGCTTGGACACATAAACATCTTTCTGATAAGAAGTGTACATTCATTGCATCCTCGTCAGAAGTATAGTTACCTCCAACTGATCCAGTGATCCAAGACTTCATTTTTCTATCGTCAGCTTCAGAGGCTCTGTAGCGGATATGCAAGAAAGGTCTTGAAATGTTTTTACCTAAAATCTGATCGTATACTGTAGAAGTTCCAGCTGGTACTATTAAACCTTCAACATCCCCAATTAATCCACGTGTAGCAGAATCATTAAGGTATTTCCAATCAGTTTTGTAAAAGTCATAAGACCCTCTACGGAAACCAGAGAAACCTAAGTTAAGCGCCATATCTTCTGAGTTCTCGAATACACCGTAAGATGTTCCGTTCGCTCCGTAAGCATTTTGAGCAGCTAACATATTGTCGATCCCCAAAGCAGTTGATCTGTCTAAGAACATCATATTCTCTTCTATAGCTCCCTGCTTATCAAGTTCTTGCAAGATGCTATCAAAGTCGTCTAATCCAATAGTTCCTCCAAAGTTAGCATCCTCATATACAAGACCTCTATCTTCAATAGCAGCGAAAAGACCTTCAGTTCCAGTTAGCGTGTTACCACCACCTAGAGGCTGTCCGTTAGATCCGTTTGCAGCAGGAGTAATTCCAGCAGCAGATTGCTCAGCTTCGATCATGGCCATTTCCAATTGGTCTTCAAAACGAATACGAGCTTCGTGCTCAGACTTCAAATACCATAAATATCCAGACGTTCCAGCTTCAGTAGTAACTTCAACCCATCCAATCTGCGCAGTATCAGAACCGCTAACAGCGTACTTATCTCTAAGAATAATTGGCTTGTTGCTAAAAGTAGTTAAAGAAGCATCAATTGCGCTACCCGCGTTAGAAGTCCCTTTAGCGTACTCAGATCCGTAAACAAATAGTCTGTTATCTCCTAGGGTTCCATAAGTAGTCGTATCAATAGCAGCGCCACTGTAGGCAGCCACGGTCAAAGAAGCAACACCACCACTGGTAACTGAAACACTTTGCACATAACATTTTTCAACGTTAAGTCCATCTGAATCAGCAAACACAATAGTATTGCCAACTGATACTAAGTTTTTGCTACCACCTCCAGCAGCAGCAGGAACCGTAATAACATTATCAACGGCTGTAACCGTAATGTCGTCGTAAGCTACGTGCAAACGCCCTTGCTCAGACCATACTACTTGGTCAGAAGCCATAGGCATTTCTGCACCTACCATACGTAGGAATCCTGAAATTGTACGATTTCCGTAGCGCTCTACTTCTTTTTCATACACTTCAGGTAAAAATTGTTGTGTAAAAACCATATCCGAAAGGGATAGGTAGTTGTCGTTAAACAACGACTGTGTTGGGCGAGGTGTCAAGTGATTTAACTGTGCACCCTGCGCCGGACTTGCAAATTGTCCCATAATTTTTTAAATTTAAAGTTGTTTTATCTTCTAGTTTTAATTTTGAAAGAAGCTGAATCTCCGCCAGAAACAGATCGCACCGACCAACCATTAGAAGCTTTGACTTTTTCATGGGTCCCTCTGGGCTCCATATCAATGTTCTTAGATTTTTCTATGCTTCCTCTCATAGCGTCCGCTTTGCCTTGCTCATAAAAATGCTGAGCAACTGTATCAGCGTTCATTGCTGTAAACAAAGATTTGTGATAACCTGCGGCGTCTGACATTTCATTTTTTTCATTCAAAAACTTTTTGACAAAATTGTTAATGTCGCCTTGGGTAGTCTTAACTTCATCTATATTATTTACTTTAAACCTAAATTTTTTTTCTCCAACATTGAAATCAAAACCTTTGAAATCTTTAGAAAAAACACTTTCGGTTTTTTTATTAAATATAGAACTCTGTTGTTCAGCTTGTTTAAGGTTAGCTTCCTTTTCCTTATTATAGCGGTTGAAAAATTCAACTGCTTTTTGCTGGTCAGGATTTAATCTTGATCCAGCTTTTATTTCATCGTAATATTTAGACTTTAAACCTTCTAAATGGCTTTTAGCCTTAGCTAGCTCTTCTTTATAAGCTATTTTCTTTTTACGTATATCTCTTTCTTCGTCAAGCTCTTCGTCATATGAAAAGTTATCTTCCATTAAAAAAGATATTTCATCTGACTCAAGGTGAGGTCTTGTTGTTTCGTAATATTCTTTTAACAGTTGTTTTTCATTTAATGAAGAATAATCTGTATTTAGTTTTACATAATCCTCTAATGTACCGCCTGTTTCATTTATAAATTCAACTACCTTCTGTATGTTTTCAGGTAATTCAATTCCGGCGTCAGCCTCCACCAGAGCCTGTTCTACTTGCTCCTCAAGCTCTTCTGTTTTTTCTTGTACCTCTTCTTCTGTTATTTCTTGAAGAACTGATTCTTCAGCTTGAATGGAGGTTTCCTCATTTTGGACGGGCTCCCGTACTTCTTCAACCACTTCTTCGCTACTTGGCGTGTCTTCGGGTTGTCCGACAGCATCATCGCTTGCATCTGCGCTTTGTTCTTGAACGGCATCTTCTTGTGGTTTGTTTAATTCGCTTAGATTTACTTTAATTACACCATCATCCACTGAAACTGGACCTGGCTCTTTTTGATCAACTACTTCTTCTGTTACTTGATCTTGGGGTTTTAATTCTTCTGACATGATAAAATATTATATAATTACTACTATTATTATTACCTAGGCTCAAAGGAACCTAAGTCAAAATCTCCGCTAAGTATATCGTTACCGGAGGATTCAAAGTTTTTTGGGGGTAAATTGTTTTTTCTTTGATTTATTAATTCACTTTGCTGCGTTGCTTGCAATCCAGTTCTTTGGTCTTTTCTATCTTCTTTTTCTTCTAATTCCTTTTTGCGACCCTGCACCTCTATGCCTTTTAGACGCATATTCATTTGGAATTCTAATTCCATTAATTCTTTTTTCAAGCTAGCTTCTTGCATTAATTTTTGAGCGTCAATTTGAGCCTTAGCTTGTTCTAATGCAATTTTTTGCTGTGTTAGCGCTTGGCTTTTTTGTACCTCAGCTTGAGCGGCTACTTGCTGAGCCTGGGCATTTGCCTGAGCCTGAGCTTCAATATTTTGTTGCTGCATCATCTGATCTTTCTTCTGCTTTTCAGCTCTTCTTATTTTTAACAGTTGATTAGCTAACTTTATATTTTTAATTTCCCTAAGATCAATAGCATCAGATAAGTCTATTAATCCCCCTGCGACCGCAGCTTGTATATTGTTTTCTAATAAAGCTTTTTCTTCCTCATCGGGCTGCAGTTCGATGTATATACCAAAGTCATGTAAATGTAAATTACTCATTTCAGAAAGCACCGCTACATTTTGATTACCTATTTTATGTATAAATGCTTCCGCTGTAGGTGAATACTCTATTATGTCAGATATTCTTAACGACAATCCTTCGCATAAATCTGAGGTTAAAAACAATCCAGCATTCAGAATGTGACGTGTAGCTGTATTAGAATTTGCAGCCGCCATTTTTTGCACACCAACTAAAGCTCTAGAATCAGGCGTGCTGCCATCTCTAGCTTCATTAAGCCCTGTTACATCGCGGATCATTTGCAAATAATAATTGTATGTATTAATTAACGCGGCTAATTTACTTCCGCCTGCGCCGCTTGTAATTTCTTGAATAGGCACTTTACCTGGGTTCATATCCCCGTCTTGAGTAAATGATCTACCGATTACAGAACCTGTTTGGAAAAACATATTTAATGCTTCTTGTGGGTTGTAATTAGTCCCATTACCTAAATCAATTTCCGCTAATCCATCTGCGTCAAGATAAACACCGTCTGGCACCATTCTTGACATTACTTGCTGTAGCTTTAAATGGGTTAACTGAATCATATCGGCAAAACCAGTAATACGGCTTACTAATGATTCAATCTTACCTTTATACATTCTTGGAGCAACAATACTATAATTCATTTTAACTTTAGTATAATCGCTCTTAGGGCGCATCATGTTTTTAGCAAGCTCCCACTTTAATGTTTTACCGCCTAATACTTTAACGCCTTCATATAAAACCTCTAAAGATCTTGACATTCTACCTAATCCTCTTTGCTCTAAAAGTTCAGCGGGAGGGTCAAACTGATCATCTTTAATAATAATCTTTGAAGCACCTGTTGCCGTTTCTTTAACTTTATAAACCTCATTTGCGTAAGTTTTGTAATTAAAGTAAAGTATCTGAACAGTATTAGAGTCGTCTTCGTCGTAGTTTGTTAGCGTTCGATCATAAAATCCATTGTTAGAGTATGATTGTTGAGATATTTCTTTTAGATCATCTTCGGTAAGCATTGGAAATTGCTTTTTAAGCTCGTTTAAATGGACTCTTTTTATTTCCCCTACATAATATATATCTTCAAAATATGGAGACTCTGTGTACGACCATACTAAATTTGCAGGGTCAACATAATCTATTACAACTCCTTCTGATTTTGAAAACGTATTTTTAACAGCCGCAATGCCTATAGTTGTTAAATCATAGGTACATCTTTTACGGGTTAAATTATATCTATTACCCTCTAGTAATACATTTAAAGCCTGTTCTTCTGCTAATTCAACTTGTTGCTTGTAGCTAAGTTGCATATGCAGTTCTAACTCTTCTTTGTTTTTAGGTAATGTTTCCTGATCGTTTTCAAATAAGTTAACTCCAAATTCTTTTTGAGCAAACTCATTTAAATCTTTAGTTTGCATATCTCGTATAATAGACTCCATATACTTTGTGCGCTTTTCAACGCCGTATGGATCTTGAGAATAAACTTTTATATCAAAAAGTCTTTCAGCAATACCGTTAGAAACAATATCTACAAACTTTGGTATAATAGGTACAGGCTTCCAGTCTAAGTTCAAATAAGATAAATCTCCGTTAATAGATAATTCATCTTTATACTTTTGTATTCCTTGTTCGCCTCTTGCGTATAGTCGCAAATTGTGAAAAGTGTTTTGATTACTTTTAAACCTGTTTAACCCTGTATCAGTTTTAAACCATTCGTTTTCTATAGCTCTACCTATGTTGGTCCCGTATTCTAAACTAGCTTTTTCTATATCGCTAGCTATTTGACTTGGAAAATAACTTGTTACAACTGACTCAGCCATATTTTATTTTTCTATTAATTTTGACAGCGATCCACCGTTTTTGTATTTCGCAATTTTTAAATTTAGTTTTTGTTTTTGCATCATTGGCACTGGCTTATATAAATTTTTATTACAAGCCATTATAGCAAGGCCACTACTTATAGCGGCATCAAATTTCGTTCTTTTATTTATATCAAACTTAGCCCAGTCATTTAATGTTTTGTTAAAATACATATTGCTATATTGCCCGTCATCTTTTAATCCTACATATTTGTCTATATAAGATTCAATGGCAGCAGCGTGCGCCTGTTTAATGTCTTCGCTAGAGTTTGGTATACCACCTATTTCTTTTTCCGCGCTTGATAACTTATTCCAAAGCTTATCTGGGCGGTTCATTGAATAGCCTCGGTAGCCTCTTCTTTTAAAATAGTATAATAAGCGAGGCTTATTATTCTCAGCCAATATGGGCATCCCATAAAACACACAAGCCATTAATACATCTTCAAAAAATATTTCTGCTGTTTGTGGCCTAGCCAAGTATTCTAGGAAAAAAGCATTTGGCGGATGATCCTCCATGCTAAACTTTGTTAGCCCGTGTAATGCACCTTTGGAACCCCTACCATCTGTTGTTCCTGATATATCATAACTATCACAACCAAAAGCCCCTATATGCTCATTGCCTGGATATTTAAATCCATTTTTAGTATATTGAGCATTTTGTAAATTTGAGCTTGGCACCCAAGATATTTTAAATCTACCATTTGGGTTCGGAGTAAACCTTACTTTTGAATCCTTTATTCCGTTTTCCCAGCTAAAACTACCGGTCGTTACTACACCTGTTCTATATAGATCCTCGTTATAATCTATTTGCTCGTATATTTTAACTAAATTAAATATACTATTTTTTGTTTCATCTCTGAATGCGTGCTCCTCGGTCCTAGGGAATTGACGGTAAAATTCGTTTAAAGCATCTTGATCTCCTTTTAATCCTTCTACCTCGTTGTCCCAATGTTCAATGACGCCCGTGTCGATAATGTTGCCGTGAGGCCCAACGCAACTTTCCGGTGGCATGTTGAATACAGGCATTCCATAAGAGTCAATGAATCCCTCGTAATTCCACTCCATAGGAATGAACAAAGAATAGAGTCCTGACTTGGTTTGTCCATTTCTATTTCTTTTTGAAACATCAGAATCATTATATAATTTTTTAAAGTTTTCTCCTCCTTTATCTAAAGCATTTGATGTTGAACCCATCATACACTTACCAATAACTCTAGCTCCTAATCTTAACGTTGTTTTCGTAACCCTCCAGTTGTTGAGGATATTGTCTGGTTTCTCCCATTTACCCGATTCATCGTGGACGAGGAGTTTAAGCTTCTCCCCATCGTAGGAGTTGTCACCCGTATTTTTCCAGTCGATCGTGGTATCGAGACCCTCGAGGAGCTCCTGATCTTTTTTATTTTGTATGGATTTTCTAGTGAGTCTACTGGCTGGTATTCTATAGGCAAGTTCGGTCTTGGGCCTGTCCATACCGTCCTGGATGGGTTTGAAAAAGAACGGGTAGTTGACAGATATAGGGACGACCTTATCTGTGAACATCTTCTTAGCATCGGCTCCAGACTTAGACAAGATACCGTACCGTGCATCTGAAGTAATTGTCGCCAAATTAACGGTCTCTGCTGAAGACATAAATGAAAATCCGGAACGACGGTTTTTAAGGTAGCACATTCCATAAGATCGTGAGTCAGCTTTACAAGCTTCCCAGAATATAAAGAATAATCTGTTTGCCTCTCTAAAGTCTGGTTTCCCAACGTCAATTTTGCTCCACTGCAAGTACATAAAATGAGTACCAGTAATGTAAGTAGCCACGCCTTTATTATAAAACCAATGGCCTTCGTCTCTT